CGGCGGTGACCGCGTTGGCGGTCACGCCGCTGCGGGCGCCGGTGAAGCCCGGCGCGCACAGGATGCGCGGCGTCTGCCTGACCACGGTGTTCGCGGTCAGCAGCGCGTGCACGCCGGTCAGCGCGGCGGCGTCGCCGATCACATTGGCGATGGTCCCGGCCTCGTCCACGCCCTGCTCGACGCGGACGACGACGGCGACCGAGGCGCCCTGCGCGTAGAGCGCGTCATAGGCGTCGCGCAGCGTGCCCGCCGCGCCCAGCGCCGCCGCCGCGCGCGGCCCGCTCACCAGCACCGGCGTATCGGGCGGGAACGCCGCGGCGTCGGCCAGCGGCGCGGTGCCGACCAGCCCGATGATCGAGCTGCGGACGGTGCGGATCGGGCGGATGCCGTCGTCGATCTGGACGACCTCGACCCCGTGCAGGAACTCAGCCATGTCATGCGCCTCCCAGTGTCGGCAGCGCGGCGTCCAGCGCCGCGCGCCCGGCGCTCACCGCCGTCTCCAGCTGCGCCTCGAAATCAGGCGCGGCGGCGTCGGCGGCGGCGATCTCGGCGCGCGCCTCCTTCTCGACCGCCGATATGGTCAGGATCGCCGCGTTCAGCGCCGTCGCCGTCGTCAGCACGTCGGCGACATGGCCGGCGCGGTCGAGGCCGCGCGCGGCGCCCTCGCGGTCGAACAGCGTCAGCAGGGCGGGGTCGGCGGCGGCGGGGTCGCGGGCGATCTCGCGCTTGGCGAGGTACTCGGCCAGCTTGCCGGGCGAGCCGTCGTCGATCTTGCGCCGCGCCGCCTCCGCCGCCTCGGCCAGCGCCGCCAGCGCCGAGCCGCGCAGCATCGCGGTCACCGCCGCCACGCCGGCGCCCGCCGCCAGCATCTCGGACGCCGACATCGAGGCGTAGAACGTGTCGCCGTCGGTCAGGTTGTAGTCGCTCCGCATGTCCAGCCTCTCCTCTACAGCACAAATGTCGGATTGCTGCTGATCAGGCCCTGCCCGATCACGCCGCCGTCGAAAACCCTCGTCCCGCCGACGATTGTCGATGCGCGCACCGCCACCACCCCGGTCGGCTCCGCGCCCGGGATCAGCACGCCGCCGCCGCGCAGCGAGGTGTTGCTGAACGACAGCAGCAGCGCGCACATCGCCGACGCCGGCGTCAGCGCGAAGCTGCCGAGGTGCACCGTGACGTCGCAGGACTGGAAGTTAATCGACAGGAACGCCCCCCGCATCGAGCCCACCGGCCAGAACAGGAACTGGTTCTGCCAGTCGATCGCGCCCGCCGGGTTGGGCAGCGGCGGCAGCACCAGTTTGATGTTGCGAAACCCGACGTCCATGCGGTGGATGACGTCCAGCCACCCGGCCAGGTGGTTCACGCCGCCGGGGTCCTGGTAGGAGCCGATGGTGAGGGTCGGATCGTCGCCGACGTCGTAGGCTTCGAACGACAGCGTCGTCGCGCCGATGACGACCTGCCTCTCGCTGGAGCCGGTGCGCGGGCTGCCCGCCGCATCCGAGTAAAAGTGCGACTGCCCGCGCCGCAGGAAAATCCGGTTGGTGCCGCCGGGGATCGCGCGGTCCAGCGCGGCGCGCACGCTGCGCAGCGGACTGGCGGCGCCGCCGCTGGCCGGGTCGTCGACGCCTGCGGCCGCGTCGACGTAGATCCCTGCGCTCAGGCCGTTGCGCGCGGCGGCGATGGCGGCGATGGCCTCGGTCTCGATCTGCCCGCGCGCGCCCTCATAGAACTGCTTGAGGTCGGTGTAGGCCGCGATCAGGTCGGCGATCTGCTCGGAGCTGGTGGGCATCGGGGTCTCCTCAATACTGCTGGTCGGGGCTGAGCGCTCGGATGCGCGCCGCCTGGCGAAGCTGTTCGGATTGCAGGTTGGCGATCGCGGCGCCCAGCACCGCCATCTCTCGGGTGATCACCAGTTCCAGCGGCGGCGAGCCGACGGCGATGGTCACCGCGCCGTCGGGCAGCGCGCCCAGCGCCAGATCGAAGCCCAGCACCAGCGTCACGTCCGCCGCCTTCCACGCCAGCGCGCGCAGCGGATCGCTCCACACCGCCAGCAGCGTGCCGTCGTCGAGGAAAAAGCCGATCTCGCGCACCCAATAGCTGAGCGGGCCGTCCAGCGCAAAGCTCAGCCCGATCTGGCGGGGCCCGGCGGCGGTCGCCTGCGCCAGCGGCGCGCGCTCGCGTTCGGCGACCAGAGCGGTCTGTGTCGCCAGGCCGGCGGCGTCCAGAGCCGGCGCATAGCCGGTCTGACCGGCGGCGACCTGCGCGATCACCGCCTGCAGCCCGCTGGACTGGGCGTTGAACACCGCCTGAAGTCCGGCGGCGGTCAGTCTTGGTCTCAGCGTCTCGGTCATGCCGCCTCCTGTCCCATGGTCAGCGTCGCGCGGGCGCGCAGCACGGCGGCGGCGCGCAGCGCGGCCCCGGCGCCGGCGCCGACGGCGACATGCGGCGCGGCGGCCCCGATCCGCGCCCGGATCCGGACGACGGCGGCGGTGCGCAGGCTGACGCCCGCGCCCGCGTCCGCCCCGAACCTGGCGCCGACGCTCAGGCTGTAGTGACTGCGCACCGGCTTGACGGCGTCGATCATCTCGCGGATCCGCGCGAACATCGCGGCGTCCAGGATCGCGCCGTCGCCGGCGATGAAGGCGTCGCCCGCCAGCGCGGTCACCCGGAAGGTGTGCGGCGCCTCGCCGGTGCTCCACCACTCCTCCAGCGCCGCGCGCACCTCCAGCGCCGCCAGCGCACGGCGCACCGCGCCGCGCGTGCCCTTGACGCGGTGCACCGCCACGCTGTCGCGGATCGCGGCGCGGCGCAGCGGCTCGGGCCAGGCGTCGTCCCAGACATCGACCGACACCGCCCAGGCCAGCCACGGCAGCACGGCGGCGGGCGCGGCGTCGGCGCGCCACAGCGTCGCCAGCGGCGTCGCCACCGCGCCCAGCCGGGCGGCGGCCTGCTCCAGCGCGCGCTCCGGCGCGGTGGCGTTGGGCGGCGCCAGCGACGGCGTGTCAGACATCGGCTGCTCCCAGGCTCAGCACGATCTCGCTGCAGCGCGCAGCCGCCTCCGGCCCGATCGCGATGTCGGCCGGCGGGTCGGTCAGCGTCACGCGCCGCACGCCCTCGACATGCAGCGCGGCCATCACCGCCGATGTCGCGACGTCGTGGTCCAGCCGCCACAGCCGCGCCGCCAGCGCCTCGGCCTGCGCCTGCGCCTGCGCCAGCACCACGCCGCCGGAGGGTCCGCGATAGGGGTGGATCACCGCCTCGATCCGCCATGGCGTCACCGTCGCGCCCTGCACCGTGACATGATCGGTCAGCGGCCGGACGTCCTCGGCCGACAGCGTCGCCGCCACGGCGTCGAGCAGGTCCTGCCCCGGCGCGCCGTCGCCTTCGGCGGACAGCACCGTGATCACCACCTCTCCCGGCGCCGGGCTTTCGACCGACACGTCGCGCACCCGCGCGTCAGCGCCCAGGGCGTGAAACACATAGCTGCCGCGCGGCCCGGCGACGCTGCGCCCTTCCATCGACAGCTGCGCGCGCAGCCGCAGGCGCGCGTCATCCTCCATCACAGCCGGGCGCGGCGGCGCGGCCTGCGCGTCGCCCGGGTCCAGCACCGCGCGCGCGACGCCCAGCAGCGCCGCGAGGTGGTCGAGGTCGGCGCCGGTCGCGCTGGCCAGCATGACCGCGCGCGCCGCGTCGTTGACGCGCTGGCGCAGGGTCAGCTCGCGATACGCCGCCACCTCCAGCAACATGCGCGCCGGCTCCGCCTCCACCGTGGCGTCGAACGCGGGCCAGCGGGCGCGCAGGTCGTCCAGCATCGCGGCCAGAATGGTCTCGAAGTCCAGCGCCTCGACCACGTCGGGCGGCGGCAGCCGGTCGAGCGCGATGGCGGAGAAGCCGCTCATGCGCCCGCCCCGATCACGACGCCGGTCTCCGTTTCGCGGCCGTCCGCCACGCCGCTCAGGGTGACGGTCACCGCGCCGTCCGGCCCGGCGTCCGACACCTGCACCCGGCGCAGCCGGTAGCGCGGCTCCCACTCCCCGATCGCCTCCGCACACGCCATGAAGAAATCCACCGCCGTGCGCTGGCCCAGCGGCGCGTCGATCAGCGCGCCCAGATCGACGCCGTAGCCGCGCCGCATCACGCGGCTGCCCTTCGGCGTGGTCAGCAGCACCGCCAGCGACTGCTGCAGATGCGCGTCGCCGCCCAGCGCCCGCCCGTTGGCGCGGTCCATGCCGATCATGCGCCGTCCTTCGCCCGGCGCTTCGGCGCGGGCGCGATCACAGGCGCGTCGGCGGGCGCTTCGGCGGGCGCTTCGGCGGGCGCTTCGGCGGGCGCGCTCACGGGCGCGGCGTCCCCGGGCGGGCGGACATGCTCGTATTTCGCCGCCCGCGCGCTCAGGCTCAGGCGGTCGCCCGCGCGGCGCAGCCGCCCGGCGATCCAGCCGTCCTTCTCGACGATATAATCGGCCATTGCGCTCTCCCTACTG